TCCCTGTCGGGGCATCTAATTCCTTCACGGAATTAGGAATCAACCATATCGGTTGTTGAATCTATCGATCATGTATCTCGGAGGCGAGATACAATAGATTCTACCGGTAAATCCTCACGGAGGACCGGTATCGAACCTTCACGGTTCTAATCGAAGTGTGATCAAATCACTTCTAGATCTCTAATAAGTCTTCATCGACAAATAAGAGGTCATCGGGTATTCGTACCCGTGGTAGACTAGACGTCACCACGTACAAATCCCTAGTCATGACCACCCCTATCGGGTAGTCAGACTTAAATTCGAATACTAATTCGTATTCTTCGGAGAACTTATCGTACTCCAAATCGGATGGCGCAAGCCACTGCCATCCTCTGGCCTGATCCTTAAGAAACCCTTTTCGGGTAAGGACAGCAGGACCAGTCGGGCTCGAGGGATTAAATCCTCTAACCAACCCCACCCAACCATTACCGATCGATGTACTACATCTGACGGCAAAAGAATAAATCTTCAACTCCTGATTCAGGAGTTGTGGGAAGGCGGTCTTGAAGTTGATGTGCAGGAATTTCCCTGCAACCGTCGCTTGAACATCGCGACACGACCTCAAGGTGAACCCATTTGGATGGTTCACAGGTTGGACGTTCGGACCTATCACGGTCCAATCGGTCCTCTTTTGGACCTGTTTATCCTTTGGGGCGCCCTTAGCCCCCGGAGACTTCGTCCCACTCGGAGAACCCTTGTTCGGGTTGTTCTTCGCCCTATCTTGGGCTTTCACACTAGGCCCAGCGGCCTTCGTGCCATGGCACTTCTTACACTGACCACAACCACCAGCGTGTGTGTGATTACAGAACTTGCAAACCATGATTACTCGATTTCTATCTCAAATCTTAACGCAATCAAGTTCGACATTGTCGAACCTCTCGAGCTAATCGCTCTCTCGGTTCTAATTCACCCTAACCTAACGTGCTTGAAGTTCTTTCGGTTATCGGAACTGCCGGAATAGGTTGTTCCTCTAAGTGAACATCACCTGCATTTTCTCTAATTTCTCTCTCCTTATATTCTTCAATACGAATATCCTGAGAGTCTCTCGGCTTAATACGGAGAACTTTTCGGTCTCCTCCTAAAGCCTTAACTTCCAACTCAGACGGTGCAATGTCACCACCAGAGTTCGCCCCTGCAGCTATACGGGATCGTACCAGCGACAATAACATTTTCTTGTCACGTAGGTACTGTTGTGGTTTAGTTTCCATTATCGGAAAATAAATCGGATTTCCACGTTCGCTGTATGTTTGGTGTGTGGACATATGCTCGTCCCAAAACACCATCATCTCGCCCACTCGGGCTTCGGGTCTAAGATCGGAGCATATAACAGAGTACAACAACTGTAAGTCTCCTTTCTCCACTAAAGATCGTCCCCATCTGTCCATTAAGACAAATGCTTCATTTGCCGGAGCATCGGTGATTACATCACTCACCTCACCTGTATCGGTGTTCTGAAGCTTCAGAGTCAACACTCCAAAGGAGGTTTTCTGAATCAAAGGAACATAAACAAAGAACATTCTACCTACATCTCGGTAGATTCGTTTCTTTATTTTATCTGCCTGTTTAGTCAAGAGACCACGCTGCTCACGCGACGCGAGTTTCAAAACATTGTTCTTCGGCATGTTTTCTAAATGCAAGAGCTCACAACTTTTCGTTGGTAAGTTCTTCATTTCTTTCGATAACATTAGTTCGTGGAGATTCGACAATATTTTCATATTGTCTTCCATGGAAGTTTCGACAATGTCGAAATTAGAAGAAACGGTGGAAGTAGAAGGAGGTGCGGAAGCCATTGACGTCATTGTCCGAAGGACCAAACCGTACTTAAATTTCCGGAATTATAGATCAACACGGAACAAAACTCACGTTAGTCTAATGGCTGTTTTTATACTGAGAAACCGTACTAATTTCCGGAATTAGACTCAGTTAATAAAACGTGGAAGTAGAAGGAGGTGCGGAAGCCATTGACGTCATTGTCCGAAGGACCAAACCGTACTT